ACAGGACATAAGAAAGCATGTAAATTCTGCTATAAGATGCGGAGATAAACTAGAAGCGTCCGCACTTTTAGAATCTTTCTATGCTAAGTATGATAAATACAACTGTGGAGTTAACTTAAATACTTTTAAAGTATGGGTTAACATCGCTAAATTGAAACTCCGTCTTCTTGAAAATATTGAGACTACAGATAATGTTGAATGCTTCATTGATGGTAAACCTACCGCCCATGAAGGATTTGTGACTCTATCAGATGTACCATATAAGATTGTTGACAGAGAAACTTTTAGTAAAGCAAACTTCCTACTAGATAAAAATTGGACGAATGAAAAAGTTTAGTGCTTTCCTTTCAGAAGCAGAGAGGTCTATGGCCTCAAAAGAAGCTCAGCAGCTGCGACTTACCCATGTAGGGTATGGTAAATATGCTAATGAGCAGGGTCAAGTTACCCATATGAGTAAGGATGGAAAGTTAATTAAACTTACACCTCAAGAAAAGAATGCACAACAAATATCGGGGGTAGAAGATGAAGAAGGAGGAAATCAAGAGACGGGCTCTGAAGGTTCAATTGCTATTACATTTGGAAGATTCAATCCACCTACTGTTGGACACGAAAAACTACTTGACAGGGTGTCAAGAGAAGCCCAAGGTGGTGATTATCGGATTTATGTAAGTCAGTCAGAGGATCCTCAGAAGAATCCATTGTCACCACAAGAGAAGGTGAATTGGATGGCCAAGTCTTACCCAGACCATGCAGATTATATTATATCTGATGAGCAAATGAGGACTATATTTGATGTCCTTAAGGCATTAAATGAAGAAGGGTATGGGGAAGTTAAAATGATTGTTGGTGGTGATAGAGTCAGTGAGTTTAACTCTCTAGCACAGAAATACAACGGTCAGTTATATGAGTTTGAAAATATTTTAGTTCAATCTGCTGGTGATAGAGACCCAGATGGTGAAGGACTAGAAGCAATGTCAGCATCTAAGATGAGACAAGCATGTGCTGATGATGACTTCAAAACATTTGAAGCAGGTACTACAAAGAATTTAAAACAGAAAGATAAACTAGGTATGTATAGAGCAGTTAGGTCTGCAATGAAACTAGAATCTTTTGGAGATTTTAATGATGCTTCATACAATCTATTTGAAATTGCTCCTAAGTTAGATCCACAAGGACTTAGAGAAGCATATATTAATGAAGAGATATTCAAGGTGGGTGCAGTAGTAGAAAATGTCAATACAGGTGTCCTTGGAAAGGTCGTAAGTAGAGGCAGCAACTACCTTATCTACATTGATGAAAACGATTCCATCTTTAGAGGATGGTTAAAAGATTTGGTTGAAGTAGACTACAGTAATCCATCCAGTAGAGAGTTTGGTACTGATAGCCTAACTAACTATGTCAAAAAATTAACTCCTGGCGAATTTGTTCAGAAGATAAATAAAACTAAGAAAGCAACATTGGTGAAATGAACCTACGAGAACTCCCTGACTTGTCCGATGCCTATAAACAGGTACAGGCATTAGATGAAAAGAAAAAACCAAAGCGTTGGCAAGACGACGATGGTGATGGAAAGTGGTATGAAAAAAGTGATGTGGATGGTAAGATCTCCAAGAGGGAGAAGGAGAAGCTAAAGAAAGAAGGAGCAGACATTGCTGACATTCTTGCTCGCTTAGAGAAGAAAAGAATTAGTAAGGGTGGTGACCCAGAAGAGTCTCCTCTACCTGCTATGAAAAAGTATCATGCAGATAAGAAAAAGAAGGTAAAGAAAGAAGAAGTAGAAAATGTAGATGAAGCAAAGGTAGACGCAGGTAAGTCTCCTGAGACTAAAGAGAAGGACAGAAACGTCCGTAAGTTTGGTGTGAGCCATAATGTTGCTGGCCATGGTAAACTAAGGAGAGCACTTCATAAGTCAAACCGTGGAGATAAAAAGATACCTGGTGACAAGCCTTATGTTGAGAAGGAATCTGTTGAATATGATCTATCAGAAGATTGGATTAATGCTTCTGTAGATATATCTTCTGACTTCTTCTATTCAGAAGGGTTGAATGAAGAGGGTGTAGAGCTAGTAATAGAAGAGGTAGGTCTTGAGGACTTCCTTGAGTTTGTTACTGACCCCATCGAAGAATTAAACGAAGAGAGATCAGCAAGAAAAGCAAAGTCAAACGCACCTTCCTATGAGAAAGTAAAGGCTGCTGTTGATAAGTCAGATGCTGCTAAGAAAGCAGCTAAGAAGGGTGAATACTCTGCTGCATATAAGAAGAAAGAGACTGACGTTACTGACTATGGTGACAAGAAGCCTGCTGCTAAGACCAAATCTAATACAAGGTTAACAGCAACAGTTAAGAAGAAACCTGCTAAGAAGGCTGCTCCTGCTAAGAAGGCAGCAACCCTCAAGAAGGTTGAGAAGGCAGTGAAAACTGCTAAGGCAAAACAACCAGCAAAACCTGCTTCCAAGCCAGGTATAGTTGGTAAAATTAAATCAGCAGTTAAAAAAGGAGTTGAGCGTCATAACAAAGCAAGAGAAGCAGGAAAAGTTCCTGAGAAACGAGTCAAGGAATTCGCTAAGGGATTTAAGAGTGGAGTTAGAGATACTGTTAAATTCGCTAAGAAAGCAAAGAAAGCAGTAGTTGGTGAAGGTGTTGATGGAAAGCATCTTGACTTAACTGAGTGGTTATCAAAGTGCATTGATGAATTATCTGAAGATGAAACTATTGATGAGATATCAGATGAGGATTTGGTACTCCTATTTGAAGAAGCAATCACTGACCTCACTGAGGATCCAGATGAATTGGTGGAGATGATTGAGATTATCGATAGAGTACAACTGGATGAACTTGTAGGCACTGCTGCTGGTCTAGCAGTTAAGGGTGCTCAAGTTGTAGGTAAGGCTGCTAAACAAGCAGCAAGGTCTAAGAGACTTAAGAAAGCTGCTAAAGGTGCAGGTGAAAGAATTAAGTCAGGTTTGAAGAAGGTAGGTGCTGCTGCTAAGTCTGGTGCTTCCAAAGCATTAGATGCTGCTAAGAAGCATGGACCTGGTGTTGCTGCTAAAGCAAAAGCTGGTGCTAAGAAAGCAGCAAGAGGAGCAGTTAAGGGTGCTGGTTATGCATCTGGACTTGCCCAACGTGCAGGAGCAGCTGCTAAGAAGGAATGGAAAGCTGGTAGAGATCGTGGTTTGAAGAGAGGTGATAGTTCATCATCCTCATCATCTTCATCGTCGTCAGCACCAGCGAAGAAGTCTGGAGGACTCAGTAAGTCTTCAGGTGCAGAATCAAAATCAAAATCATCAGGTGATGGTACAGGTGGAAAGTTAGATAAGGTGCTCAGTAATATTAGAGGAGCAAGAGGAGGCACTAAGGATAGTGGTTCATCTTCATCTAGCAGTAGTGCATCTAAATCTAAATCTTCCTCATCATCAGGTGAAACTCGTAAGGCAGTAGGTTCTGCTGCTAAGGCTGTTGGTAAGGCAGGAGTTGCGGTTGCTAAGAAGACTGGTCAAGTTGCAGGTAAGGCTGCTAAGAAAGTTGGTGGTAAACTTAAGAGTCTAGTTAAGAAGGGTGTTGGTAAGACTGCTCGTCTAGTATCTAAAGGCTCTGGTAAACTAGCTAAGAGATTAGGTGAAGATTACGAGCGTATAAATACACTCATTGAATCTGAATTATTTGATATCCAAGAGATTGAAAACATCGTTCTTTATGAAGCCACCTATGGTGGAGAGAAAAAGAAGGAAGCTAAGAAGGCAACACCTGAATCTGGTACTGGAAAGTATTACAAGCAAGGTAGTCCTACTAAGGCACAACTCTCTGCGAGAGAAAAATACAAAAAGATTAAAGACCTCACAAACCAAGGTAAGCACAAAGAAGCAAGTGCACTCTATAAGGATAGCTAATGATGCTCAGTTTTAAACAACTTAATGAAAAGAAGAAGAAGACCAACATCAAAATCAACCCTAAAAAGGATGAGTTGATGGAGAAAAAGCATGGTGCAGAATGCACCTGCAAGGTCTGTGAGGACAAGCAAGAGAAGGATGACCCTGATGTTGCTAAAAACACTACAGAATCTATTTCCCAGGAGGATACTGCGTATGAAGGTCAAGAAGAAGTCAGTGAAAAAAGCGATCAAGAGAGCATGTATAGCAACTTCCCCACCTTCAACTCATACATAAACGAAAGGACAAGATACAAAAAAGAAACTGGAGTAAAGAAAGGAGGTCGTGGACCTTCAAAAGACAAAGCCCTATCAGCGGTTCTAGCCTCAATCACGAAGGCACATGGTAAGGGTGCAGTCATAGGTCAGGGAGGCAGCAGACAAGACAAGAAAGTTAAAGGAGCAAAGTCTGATGCTGGAACTGGTAAGTATCTTGCCAAACAGAAATCTAAGAAAGAGTATGCTGCTCGAGCCAAGAAAGCAGGTTATAAGAATCCCCAAGACTATGCGAATGTCGTTGCAAGATACGGCTCTGAGGATAATTATAAGAAAGGCAAAGGGCTAGGCAGCTAGCAGTTACCTCCAGTATTTACTGGAGCAATGTTAAGAAAAATTTTAAGACGTTTCATACGAAAGGTCAAGAAGGTTCGTCCCATTGGATACGATAGACCCTCCTATCAGAAGGAGTTATCTCCTGGTGAGGTGAGATATTACGATAAGCGAAGAAATAAGTGGCGATCAAATAAATGATATATAGATGTACCACATAGGTTATAGTTATGATTAATTTTTTAATGCCAATCGCTATCAGCATAATCAATAAAGCAGTTGATAGAATTCCCGAAGACCTTGACTCTGTAATAAAGGACTTCATCATTAAGTTGCTGAAGAAAGCAGCAGCAAAGACAGGAAACAAAGTAGATGACCAACTTGTAGATGCCCTACAGAAGGCATTGCTAGAAGGTTAAGTTTATAAATACTCATACAGAATACAATTCGGAGATATTTTACCATGCCATTATGGGGAAAAACCGCAGCTTCGGCAACTAACAAGCCCAAATGGCTGCCAGAAGACGAGAATTCAGATTACAATAAGGCAACCGTTTATGCTAGTACAGCAGGATGGGTTGTAGCACCTGGTACTGCCAACAGTGGTAGTGATAATGTCAACGCACAACCAGAAGTGCTTGCTTGTATTGGTGGTCTGTCAACAACTCTTGCTGCACCTACTGTAACTAAGATTCGTATCGTACAGTCTTCTATTGCAGCTGGTAGTAGGACAATCACTGCCGAGATTACATGGGATGAGAAGGTAACAGTTGCTGGAACACCTCAAGTTGTAATCGCTAACGGTAACCAAGGTTCTGGAAGTGGTCGTGGACCTCACACCCTTTCCTATACTGCAACTGGTTCAACTGCAAACAGGAAGCGTTTCACAGTAGCATCTCAAACTGTTGCTGAGGATGACGTATTGACACTAGGTGGAAGTAACATCGCACTTAACAGTGGCACAATTACTGACACAGCAGATGGTTCAACAGCAGCATCATTGGTACTAAGTGGTTTAACAGCAGTTACTTTAACAGTTGTAGCATAATAACATATGAAATTTGACGAACTGAATGAGGATACCTTCCTTCTGTTCGCCATGAAGCATTATGAAAATCCTCACTGCTGTACGCGTGAGGATTTTGATGAAGACTTAAAACGCTTCAAGTATTTGAAGCGACTCTTCAAACGATATTATAAAGATAATAAGTTGAGGACTCATCTTATTATCAACCACCTTATAATTCTGTATAATGTTTTTGGTGAAGCAGCAACA